GACACCCGCCCCCGACGACCTCGATCCCCGCAGGCAGGCTTTACTGCTGTACTTTCAGGGATACCGCATCGCCCGCATTGCTGAAATGCTGGGAGAGAAACCCGCAACCGTTCACAGCTGGAAGAAGCGCGATAAGTGGGGCGACTATGGCCCGCTGGATCAGATGCAGCTGACCACAGCCGCACGCTACTGCCAGCTCATCATGAAGGAGCAGAAGGAAGGGAAAGACTTTAAGGAAATCGACCTGCTGGCGCGGCAGTCCGAGCGCCACGCCCGGATCGGTAAATTCAGCAACGGCGGCAATGAAGCGGACCTGAACCCGAACGTGGAGAACCGGAACAAAGGCCCGCGCAAGCCCCCTGAAAAGAACCTGTTCAGCGACGAGCAGATTGAGAAGCTGCAGGAGGTTTTCCACGGCTCGATGTTCGGCTATCAGCGCCAGTGGTGGGAAGCCGGAAATAAATACTCAGTCCGCAACCTGCTGAAGTCGCGCCAGATTGGTGCCACCTTCTTTTTTGCCCGCGAGGCGCTGATCGATGCGCTGACCACCGGGCGCAATCAGATATTCCTGTCAGCCAGCAAGGCGCAGGCGCACGTCTTCAAGCAGTACATCATTGAATTTGCCCGCGAGGTGGACGTAGACCTGAAAGGTGACCCGATGACGCTGAGCAACGGCGCGTGCCTGTATTTCTTAGGCACCAACGCCCGCACCGCGCAGAGCTATCACGGCAACCTGTACCTGGATGAATATTTCTGGATTCCGAAGTTTCAGGAACTGCAGAAAGTGGCGTCCGGCATGGCGCTGCACAAGAAGTGGCGCGAAACCTATTTTTCCACGCCGTCCAGCCTCACCCACAGCGCTTATCCGTTCTGGTCCGGCGCGCAGTTCAACAAGGGCCGGGCCAAAGCTGACCGGGTTGATATCGATCTCAGTCATCAGTCACTGGCCGCCGGTCGCCTCTGCGAAGACGGCCAGTTTCGCCAGATCGTCACGGTTGAAGATGCTGTGCGCGGCGGCTGTGATTTGTTTGACCTGGAGCAGCTGCGCACGCGCTACAGCCCGGAGGACTATCAGAACCTGCTGATGTGCGTCTTCATGGACGATCTGGCGTCGGTGTTCCAGCTGGCCATGCTGCAGAAGTGCATGGTGGACAGCTGGGAAGTCTGGACCGACTTTGAGGCGCTGGCGCTGCGCCCGTTCGGCTGGAAAGAGGTCTGGATCGGTTACGACCCGGCGAAGGGAACGCAGAACGGCGACAGCGCCGGGTGTGTGGTCATTGCACCGCCTGCCGTGCCGGGCGGTAAGTTCCGCATCCTTGAGCGACATCAGTGGCGCGGAATGGACTTCCGGACACAGGCTGACGCCATCAGGACGCTGACGCAGCAGTATAACGTGACCTATATCGGCATCGACTCCACCGGCGTCGGGCTGGGTGTATACGAGAACGTCAAAGCCTTCTTCCCGCAGGTGAAGGAGTTTGTTTATAACCCGAACGTGAAGAACGCCCTGGTGCTGAAGGCTTACGACACCATCGCCAGCGGGCGGCTGGAGTTTGACGCCAGCCACCTCGACATCGCGCAGTCATTCATGTCTATCCGCAAGGCCACCACGGCCAGCGGCAACCGTCCGACCTATGAAACCAGCCGCAGCGAAGAAGTCAGCCATGGCGATTTAGCCTGGGCGACCATGCACGCGCTGGCAAACGAGCCGCTACAGGGACAGGCGGCACACACGCAGAACATTGTGGAGATTTATTAATGAGCAAACGCAGGAACCGCACCCGCACGCAGCCCGTGCAGCAATCGGACCACATGACCAGCGGGGCAGCGTCGGAGGCGTTTACCTTTGGCGACCCTATCCCGGTGCTGGACCGCCGCGAACTGCTGGACTATGTGGAGTGCGTAATCAATGATCGCTGGTATGAACCGCCCGTGAGCGTTGACGGGCTGGCGCGCACGTTCCGTGCCGCCGTGCATCACAGCTCACCCATCAGCGTGAAGTGCAACATTCTGGCGAGTACGTTTATTCCACATCCATTGCTGAGTCAGCAGGCATTCAGCCGCTTTGCGCTGGATTACCTGATTTTCGGCAATGCCTATCTGGAGAAGCGGACCAGCCGCCTCGGTAACGTATTGAAGCTGGAGCCGTCGCTGGCGAAGTTCACCCGGCGCGGCCTTGACCTGGACACGTACTGGTATGCGCACTATGGCATTAACACGGAGCCGTATGAGTTTGCGAAGGGCAGCGTGTTTCACCTGATGGAGCCGGACATCAATCAGGAGATTTACGGCCTGCCGGGCTACCTGTCTGCCATCCCGTCGGCGCTGCTGAACGAGTCCGCTACCCTGTTCCGCCGTAAGTATTACCTGAACGGCAGTCATGCGGGTTTCATCATGTACATGACCGACCCGGCGCAGAGTCAGCAGGACGTGGATAATATCCGCGGAGCCATGAAAAGCGCGAAGGGCCCTGGCAACTTTCGTAACCTGTTTATGTACAGCCCGAACGGGAAAAAAGACGGCATCCAGATCATCCCGCTGTCTGAGGTGGCGGCAAAAGATGAGTTTCTCAACATCAAGAACGTGAGCCGCGACGACATGCTGACCGTGCATCGTGTGCCGCCGCAACTTATGGGGATCATTCCAAACAACACTGGCGGATTTGGTGATATTGAGAAGGCCAGCAAGGTGTTTGTGCGTAACGAGCTGATACCGCTGCAGAAACGATTTGAAGAGCTTAATGATTGGCTGCAAGAAAAAGTTATACGCTTTGATAGTTATCAACTATCATGAATTTTAAATAAAGCGGACAAAGTCCGCTTTATTTTTTGATTTTCAATTCATCCATAAACTTATAGAACTCGGCTCCTTTATCGGTCAATTCAAAACTTAAAAAACGGCCTTCCATAATTGGTCTTGTTTTCATCAGCCCATGTACTTGCATTGCAGTACAAACATTTCTTACTAGAAATGCTTTTATTGGTGTGTTAGCTGTAGTAGATAATCCTGAAAGAATTGTTCCTCGATACATAACCATCAGCCTTAGAACATTGCTTTTTATAGCAGCATCTAACCCACTGACTTCTTTTGATAAAGTTAGGTCAGAATTCTCAAAAATTTGCATCATTTTGATAAATTCTTCATTTTGTAAAGGGGCTGTTTTTACTTCAGTCGACTCTTCCACATCTAGAGATTGGCTTGAAGCTAAAGTTACCTGGCTTCTTAAGTCTTCATTCTCTTTTGTTAAACGTGATACTTGCTCAATTAGGAAGGTGCTATCAGGTATTTCTCTTCCAGATACCCAGCCCTTAAGATTTCTTTCAGAAATCAAGGTTGGTAGCGTTTTATAAATTGCTATTTGAATGTCTTTTATATCTCTGAAAAACTCAACCGGATAGCCGACAACCTTAGACCTAAATCCTCTATATTTATCCGGATTCTCTAACTCTAAAATTGAACGTCCTACACTCTTAACTTTCTCATCTAAGAAGCCGTCATCAATTACCACTGAAAATAGAGGCTTGTTAGTTTGTAAAGCATAATCATACTCAAGTTCTGTATATGCATAGTCATTGCCGGGGGCGATTGTGCCGTAGCGCCCTCCTAAGATTAAAAGATAAATATCTGACTCATCAATCCAGCGCTTAATAATATCTAACTGAGCCTGATCTCCTGGCTTGAAAAGCTCCATACCTGCAGGTATATGGCCTGCTGTCAGGATAGCGCTCACGGCTGCTTGGCGTTCTTCAATTAAATCTGTGTAGGTCGAAGAAACGAATATCTGAAATTTTCTATTCATCTTATTACCCCGTTTATTTTTTATGCAAGTCTATCATTATTCTGTAGACAATAACCAGTGGCGCGCGCTCGTAGCCCCGCCACGCCTGCCCGCTTTATGCAGTGGTTTTCATGCACTTGCATGACATAAACAAAAGCCCGCCAATACTGGCGGGCCTGAGCATCAGAGATCCTTTTGGGATCATGCGATTTCATGCAGCATAGTCATGCACTCACGGCTCGTAGTTCTGTTAGGCCTTTCATCACTCAGCCTGATTCATTGAAAGGCTGTATTCATGCTTACGCAGACGAGCCATTAACTCATCTGTGAGTTCGGAAACCCACTCAATTGCCATGCGTTTTTCTTGATCACTACAATCACTGACAGCAACAAGTTTTAAAAAGAAATCAATACGCTGAAGCTTCACCGACTCCAAAAGATAGTCCTGCATGTTCCCTCCTCTGCTTACAAGTACTGTTTATGCATACAGTATAGAAAATCCAGTCGGAATTGAAACTATTTTTTATGTATCAATGGGATTGATCTGAACTTTGCCAGATCAGAATGGTTCTTCCTGCAATCTGCCGTTCCGGTAGAAAAGCCGCATTTTCGCACCTGCATTGAGGCTACAGCCCTTAAGCAACAGCCCAATTTCATATTCATCACCGTTAAATCCCCTGGCTTTTAGTTCCAGCTCTAACCGTCGGCGCTCTGGCCCCGTACAGTTATTGACAGAACTCCAAGGGGCGGCAATGCCGCCAGAAAAACCAGCCTCCGCGGGCGCTTCGGCCAATTTAGTAACCTTTTCCCATTTGACCAGGCGCGTCATGAC